GAGAGGCATATCGGACACGCCTCAGCCTGTGGGCGCGACCTGAAATCGCGTGCGTACCGGGCTCCAATCGCGTAATCCGTTCAGGTCGGATTGCGGTTCGCCTTCGTAGGAACCAGTGGTGGATCGTACCGGCCGCGGATCCCTAACGGATCCCCTTCCTCGCGGCCGCGTGTGTGAGGGTCCGAATCCCGGCGAAGGCGTCCCATGCCACCTGACCCCGATGAGTGGATGGCGGTGGATGCGCAATCAGATGAACTGGAACAGCAGTGACAGGAGATTCAGGCTCCCCGACGATTGGGAGAAGCGCAGGGCCATGGTCAAGGCTCGTGCTCATGGACGCTGCGAAGCAAGAATCCACGCGAAGGATTGCGATGGGATCGGGACCGATTGCGACCACATCGTTCCCGGAGACAATCATTCGCTGGATAATCTGCAATGGCTGAGCTATGCTTGCCACAAGGCGAAGACGGCGCTCGAAAGCGCCGAAAGGAACAGAAGATACAAGAAATTGAGAAGTCATCCGAATGAACGACACCCGGGCCTGATCGGCCGATGAACGGGTGACGATGCCGGTGGGGGAGGACTCCGCCGGCGTCTACCCCATAACCGCCGATAGCAACTCAGGTCATACATACGCCTTTCCGTCCCGTTTTTCGCGGTCCCATGTTTTTCCGACCATTCGTCGAGATGACCCCACATATCCCGGTCCACGCGCCGCACAGGCATGGCGCAGCGTTCCCCCACGCCTTCCGGTGATTCTCAGACAAATGTTTTTTTACTGATGTCACGAAATAATAAAAACCATTGGAAATATTGACATTCGGCGTTTTACTAGAGAAAAACAAATATAATGGGGAGCGTGAACACCTGCGAAACATGCGGAATCGAGCTCCCCGAACAGACCGGACGCGGCAGACGTCGCCGTTACTGCTCCGACGCATGCCGCAAACAGGCCAACCGCAGTAAACTCACCCCTCCGGCGCGCATGGCGATGGCGGACCGTTGGGTCAGATGGCGCAAGGTCGTCCGCGGCGACGGAACGACGAAGATCCCGCTGACGATAGACGGGACCACGGCCTCCAGCACCGACCCCGGCACATGGAGCACGTTCGGGGCGGCCGAGGCATCCACCGTGGGCGACGGACTCGGCTTCGCGCTGGGCGGCGGAATCGCCTGCATCGACCTCGACCACTGCTACGACTCGCGCGGATACCTCGCCGACTGGGCCAAATGCCTCATCGCACCGGTCGAGGGAAAGACATGGATCGAGATAAGCCCCAGCGGCGACGGCCTGCACATCTGGGGACTGATGCCGGAACGCACCGGAATCAAGGTGCGCGGCATCATGAACGCCGAAGCCTACAGCCAAGGCCGCTACATCACCGTCACCGGACGCACGTTCCGCGATTCGCCGGCCAGACTGGCCGACCTCACGTTCCCCTTCGACCTGCTCGACAGGCTCAGATGACCTTATGAACGGAGGAAGCATGGCCAAGGACGCATCCTCCCACCGCCTGCCGGCCGGACTGATCAAAAACGGCCGCGGCCAAAGGCTCTGGCACGACATCACCGCGAAATGGGAGCTCACCGAAAGCGAATACCGCACGCTGGAGAACGCCTGCTACACCGCCGACCGCATCGGACGCATCCGCAGGGCCCTCGGCGACGAGCTCACCACCGAAGGAAGCCAGGGACAGCTCGTCGTCCACCCGCTCCTGCCCGAACTGCGCCGCGACGAGACCCATCTGGCCGACCTGCTCAAACGAATCGACATGCCGGAACCCGAGGAACAGTCGGAAGATGCCTCGTCCGACGGCGGCAGGTCCAGCCAGATGCGTGCCACCGTCAACAGACGATGGCACGACAGCAAATGGGAGAAAGCCTACGGCTGATGGCAAGACTACGCAGCAACCGGAAGGCCGCCGCGTTCATCCCAAGCCGCGAAAGCGAGATCCGCGGAATCGCCGACTGGTACCGTTGCATGCTCGCCGACGAGCCCGCACCGCAATGGAACACCAATCCGGTACTCATCGGCCCGACATGGCGTCGCGACGGGAACGGCTGGGTCCTTCCGCAGGCGACACTCGGCTGGCGGTTCCTCGGATGGAGCGGCTACTGGCTGCGCGACTCCGCCAAAGGACTGCCGTGGAAATGGACCAGCGAACAGGCGAGGTTCTGGCTGTGGTTCTGGGCGTTGGACGACCATGGACGCCCCCTGCACGACAACGCCGTGCTGCAGCGGCTCAAAGGCTGGGGCAAGGACCCGATGGCGGCCGGAGGCGCGTGCGGCGCATGCTTCGCTCCGTTGACGTTCGACCATTGGGACCCCGCGAGCGGCGATCCGATCGGCCGAGACGAGCCGAACGCATGGGTGCAGGTGTGCGCCGTCAGCCAGGAACAGACCAAGAACACCATGAAACTCCTGCCGGGACTCCTGCCGGCGGCCACACGCAAATACTACGGCATCCAATTGGGCAAGCTCAACATGTACGCGATGGGCGACAGCCGGCAGATCGAGGCCGTCACCAGCTCGCCGCTGGCGTTGGAAGGAGGACGACCCACCTTCGTGATCCGCAACGAGACCCAGAACTGGAACTCGTCCAACGGCGGCAACGACATGGACGGCGTGCTTTCCGGCAACGCCGCCAAACGCGAGGAAGGCGTCGCGGTCAAGATGCTCGACATCTGCAACGCCTACCGTGACGGCGAGGACAGCGTCGGCCAGAAGGTACGCGAGGCATGGGAGGGCACCCAAGGCGATCCCGACAGCGACGACGAGGGCAAACGCCCCAAATACCTCGACTTCGGCCTGCTCTACGATTCCCTGGAAGCCGCTCCCGACAGCCCGATGAGCGAGGACACGATAGGCAGGGTCATCGAGGACGTGCGCGGCGACAGCACCTGGCTGTCCATCAGCCGAATCGGCAAGGAGATCCTCAATCCGAAGAACCCGGTAAGCGAATCACGGCGCAAATGGTACAACCAGTCCACGGCACCCGAGGACGCATACGTGACCCATCAGGAATGGGATCGGAACGAGCATCCCGAACTTTCGCTCGAGCATGGTGAGCGCATCAGCATGTTCCTCGACTGCTCGCTGAACGACGACAGCACCGCCCTCGTGGCCTGCCGCATCTCCGACGGATTCGTCAAACCATTGGGCTTGTGGCAGAAGCCGGCGGGGGAGCGTGGCAAGGACTGGCGCGTGCCCAGGGAAAGCGTCGACGACGTGGTGCGCACCGCATTCCACACGTACGACGTGGTCGGCTTCTTCGGCGACCCCAGCCACGTGTTGGACTCCGAGACCGGACTGAGATACTGGGACGCACTGTTCGACAGGTGGCATCGCGACTACGGGCGCCGACTCAAGACATGGGCCGTACCGTCGGGCCGCGACAGGCACGCCGTCATGTTCGACATGATCAACACCGACATCCAACGCAGGTTCGTCACCGCGGTCGACCAGGCCTACACCGACATCACGGAAGGCGACTTCCCGCACGACGGTGACGCCAGACTGCGATTGCACATGCTCAACGCCAGACGCCAGCCCACGAGGGTCGGCATGAGCATCGCCAAGGAAAGCCGCGAGTCGAAACGCAAGATCGACCTCGCGATATGCGCCATCGGCGCCCGCATGGTCAGACGCGAATACCTGAACAGGAACTCCAGAAGCGGAGGAGGACAGCTATGGTGACCACCACCGGCTACGACAGCGAGAAACAGGCGTTCGCCGCATTGAGCACGCTGCTCATCCCGGCGTTCGACAATGAGACACCGAAACTCAACAGGATCGACCGCTGGTGGCGGTGGAACCCCAAACCCATCCGCCTCAACGTCGGAGCGACCCCGGAACACCGCATGCTGCGCGACATGGGCGAGACCCCATGGCTCGGCCTCGTGGTCACCACGCTCGCCCAGACCCTCTACCTGGAAGGAGTCGACTCCGAAACACAGGACACCGGCGACGCGCAACGCTTCTGGGAACCATGGCAGCGCAACCGCATGGGCGAACGCCAGATCGCACTGCACCGCGAGGCCATCGCATACGGCACCGCATACACCGCCGTCCAAGGCGAAGACACGCCGGACGGACTCCATGCGCGAATCGACTGCTGGAGCCCACGCGACGCCATCGCCCTCTACGACGACCCCGCATCCGACAACTGGCCGCAGATCTTCATGCGCCGCCGCAAACTCGGCGACAAAACCATCGAATACCAGCTCTGGGACGCCTGGAGCATCTGGACATGGCGCAGGACCGGCGGCACATGGGCCTTCGACAGCCAGACACCACATGGAGTGGCCTCGCCGGACGGCGACCCCGTCTGCCCCATCGTCAGATACTGCAACCAGCGCGACCTGCAGGGCCGCGTACCGGGAGAGGTCGAACCCTACATCCGCATGGCCAGCCGCCTGAACAAGGACAACTACGACCGCATGCTCGCCCAACACTACAACAGCTGGAAGGTCAAAACCGCCACCGGCCTCGACATGAGCGGACTGACCGAAGCGGAAAAGGAAGCCAAGAAACTCCAGATCGAACACGACAGCGTCCTCGCCGGCGGCATGGACGTGAAATTCGGCAGCCTTCCGGAAACCGACCTCGCCAACATCGTCGCGGCCAAGACCAGCGACGTCGAGGAACTCGCCGCGGTCAGCCAGACACCGACCACCGCGTTCGGCAAGATGACCAACGTCGGAGACGCCGGCATCGAGGAATCACGCGCCGGATTCTACGCGAAACGAAACGAACGCCGACGCGCGTTCGGCGTCAGCCACATGGACACGCTCCGACTCGCCTCATCCGCCGAAGGACGCCAGGACGACGCCGCCAACTTCCACCTCTTCCCCAAATGGGAAGACACCGACACGAGAACCCTCAGCCAAGCAGTAGACGCACTCGGCAAAGCCGTCCAAATGCTCCACGTCCCCAACCAACTCGTCTGGGACATGATCCCAGGCATCTCCAAACCACAAGCCGACGCATGGCGCGAATACGCAGCCCAACACCCCTCCGCCGACGATATCGCAGCCCAGATCCAAATCGGACAACTCAACGGAAACGGAGCATACGACGATGGCATCGACGGCTAAGGGAAACATCCTGACCGACCAGCACCGCAGACGACAGGTCGCGCTCGCCATCACGGCGGACAGCCAGATGCGGCGCGTCTGGGACGACACGCTCGACGTGAACGACCTCGACCACACGCAGCCGATCTGGAAGAAGGCGATGCTCGACCTGCTCGGACAATGGTGGAAGGTCAGCGCCGACACAGCGGCGCAATACCTGCCACGGTTCCGAAAAGCCGAAATCGGCGATGGGAGCGTAAAGGTCGGCGTGCCCCGCTTCAACCGGAGCCAGGCTGGGAAACGACTCGAATGGGGCGGAGTGGCGAACATCCTGTGGCACGTGGCCATGGGACAGACGCAGGAGGCCGCATATCTGGCCGCACGCGAACTGTTCATCGGCATGTTCCACGAGGCCGTGCTCACCGGAGGACGGCTCACCCTGCAACAATGGGCCGCCAAGGACGCGCGCGCCTCCGGATGGCGTCGCGTGTCGGACGGGCACCCATGCGCGTTCTGCGCGATGCTCGTCAGCCGTGGACCCATCTACACAAGCGAGCGGACGGCATTGTACCGCCAGTCGGATGGGGATAAGTTCCACCCGCACTGCGGCTGCACCGTCGAAGTCGTGTACGGTGACTGGATCCCGTCCGACAAGGAGAAACAGTGGATCGACGATTATTACAGAGCCGCTGAGAGCCTGCCCAAAGGCACCGCGAGGACATACGACCGGATCCTGCCGATCATGCGCAGGACCGGAGACTACCGCGACTCGCCATCCGCCCGCGCCTCCGGAGCAATGAAGAAGGACCCTCACTCCAAGAACCAAGGGGTTCGAACGGAAAAGCCCTAAACACGACCACCATATCAGATTTCCGCCGGGAAGAACCCGACGCCATTCCCACCCGCAGGACGGGCCGGAACAAGGAAAGGAGCCCACAGTGGCAGACGACAACCAGCAGGACGGCGACGTCCAGAACGAACCAGACGGCATCCAACAGCCCGATCCGAACACGAATGGCACGGACGGACAGGAGGACGGCCGGCAGGAGCCGAGGGCCCCATGGGAACGCGAGGGCCAGCAGTTCGACCCCGCCACCGCATGGAAGCTCATCCAGAACCTCCGTGAGGAGAACGGCACCCTCAAACACAAGAACGGCGAACTCGCCGACAAGAACCGCGCATACGAGGACGCCAAACTCACCGAAACGGAAAAGACCCAAAGGGACCTCGACGAAGCCAACCAGAAAATCGCACGACTCGAAGCCGACAATGCCTGGGCCCATGCGCTCGCGGCGCATCCTCAGCTTTCGGCCGAGGACCGTGAACTGGTCGAAGACGGAACCCCGGAACGGATCGAGGCGAAGGCGGCGAAGCTCGCCGCACGATACGCCGCACAGGCTGCGGTGCGGAACGGGCCGGCATTCAATGAGCCGGCGAATAGGGCGAAGCCGACGGGAGGAATGGACCCGACCAGGCCGTCGCGTCCATCCGACTGGATGCGCGACGCCATCGACAACAACGACTGACAGCCATACAAGGAGCAGACAATGGCCAACAATTTCGATTCCAACATCAAACGCAACGACCTCAGACAGGCCCTCGTGCCCGACGAGATCAGCCAGGAGATCATCCAGACCATGCCGGAGAAGAGCGTCATGCTCACCCGTGCAAAGCGCATGACCATGAGCGCCAGGAAGAAGACCCAGCCGGTCCTCGCCACCCTGCCGGAAGCCTACTGGGTCTCCGAGGGAGGCCTCAAGGAGACCACCAAAAGCGGTTGGGAGGACGTGAACATCACCGCCGAAGAACTCGCCGTGCTCGTCCCGATTCCGGACTCCGTGCGGGAGGACGCGTCCATCAACCTGTTCGAGACCATGAAGCCGCTGATCGCCGAGGCGTTCGGCAAGAAGATCGACCAGGCCGCCATCTTCGGCGTCGACAAGCCGACCACCTGGGGCGACGACATCCTCTCCGGCGCGAAGACCGCCAAGAACACCATCGCGCAGGGAACCGGCAAGGACCTCGCCGCCGATGTGGCCGCCCTCGGCAAGATGCTCGCCAAGGAAGGCTACGCGCTCAACGGCTTCGCCAGCCAGCCCGGCCTCAACTGGGAACTGACCGAATTGCGTGATACGAACAACCGTCCCATCTACACGCCGAACCTGACCGACAAACAGCCGGCGAACCTGTACGGATACCCATGCAACGAGGTCCTCAACGGCAGCTGGGATCCGACCAAGGCCGTGCTGCTGGCGGCCGACTGGTCGAAGTTCATCGTCGGCATCCGACAGGACATCACCTACAAGGTGTTCGACCAAGGCGTCATCTCCAACGCCACCGGCGCGATCGTGTACAACGCGATGCAGCAGGACAGCCAGATCATGCGAGTGGTCATGCGCGTCGGCTTCCAAGTCGCCAATCCGGTCACCCGCGTGGCCAAGAAGGGCACCCAGTACCCCGCCGGATTCATCCTCCCGCCCACCGGCGGTTCCCCCTCTCCTGAATCCCACTGACGGGAAGGAGCATGATGGCGCGCGAACCATTCGCCACCGTCCCGCAACTGGCCGAATGGCTCGGCGAGGACATCGACGAGAAGTCGGCGGACGGCAAACGGGCGGCCATGGCGCTCAGATTCGCATCCAACCGCATCCGCGCCTACACCCGGCGCGAATGGTCGGAACCCGACCTGCCGGAGGACCTTCAGGACGTGTGCCTCACCTGCGCCGGACGCCTGTGGAGCAATCCGAACGCGGAAACGCAATGGACGCGCCAGATCGACGACGCCATGGACGGCGGAAGCCGGAAGGTCGACGAGGCCGGCGCCTACCTGACCTCCAGCGAGAAGGAGACCCTCGACCAGCTCGTTGCCGGCCAGTCACCGGTCATCGCCGGCATCGGCGTCCTGCACTCCACCAGGAACGAATCCGCCAACACGGACATGAGCCGGTACTGGACGGACGATGAAGACGGCGAACCGTTCCTCATGGCGAAGGTGACGGGATGAACGACAGGACATTGACGAGAATGCGCCGGTGGGCGGAAACCCTCATGACCGACCGGATACGCGTCACCGCACCCGGCACCGTCACGGTCGACCCGAACACGGGAGCCGAAACCGTAGCCCAGAACGTCGTCTATGACGGCAAAGGGAAAGTGCAGACGGCCGGCGGTACGGCGAGCCAGCAGCACAACGTGACCGGCAGCAACGCGGTGGGCGCGTTCGTCCTCGAATGGGGACTCTACCTCCACCTGCCCGTCACGGCCACGACGCCACGCGAGGGCTGCGAGGCCACCGTCGTGGAATCGGCCGATCCGGCCCTCGTCGGACGACGTTTCCGTCTGGTGAACATGCAATCCGAGAAGACGCACGCCACCGCCAGAAGGTGGAATGTGCAGGAGATCCCGATGGAAGGCGGCTCATGATGCATATCGACTCCCATGAACTCGATGAGCTGGCGAGGAGACTCACCGTCGCCAGCGTCCGCGCGCCCATCAAAGCAGCCAACGCCGTCAAGAAAGGCGCGCAGAACATCAAAACCGCCATCAAGGCGGATCTCACGTCGAGCGGCCATACGAACTTCCGTCGAATCCCCATCGCCTACGAGATCAGGGCCGAGGGCATGAAGGTCGAGGCGGACATCGCGCCCGTCAAATCCGTCGGCGGACTCGCCAACATCGCGTTCTTCGGCGGTGCGCACGGCGGAGGCGGCACACACCGCTTCTACGAGCACGGCGAGGACGAGTTCGAAACGACCGCCCGATACGTCGAGGAAGCCGGGGCGAGCCTATGACCGACTTCCTGAAGGTCAGGGAATCCGTCATCCGCCTCGTCGGCGAGATCCGCGGATGGGACGTGTACACGGACGGCATCGCGCCAGCCGGCAAAACCCCTCCATGGGTCGTCGTCGGACTGACCGAAACCAGTCGCACGCATACGGAAAGCCAACGCACGGACCTGCACATCGGCAGACTCGACATCCGCATCGTCGCACGAAGCCAGACAAGCGTCGACATGCTCGCCTCGCTCCTCACGGAAAGGCTCGACGGGGCCCGACCGGACATGCCGGGACCATCCCCGCTCATCGGGGACGTGGACACCGGCAGCAACCCAAGCGACCTGACCGATCCGGACACGGGCACGCCATACATGATGCGCGTGCTCACATGGCGGATCGGCTGGCCGGAAACAACATGAAAGGAAACACACCATGCAGAAAGTCCCAGCACATCTCGGAGACGGCGAATTCCGGACCATCATGGTCGAGGAATCCGGCATCGTGAACTATCTGAAACCAACCGCCACCGAACTGAACAACACCAGCAACCTCGACCTGAGCTACTACCTGTCCGCGACCGGCTGGCACCTGACCCACAGCCAGGACATGATCGACGACGACCGCGAATCCTCCGCCGCGGTCGGACGGATCCCCGGACAGGAAAAATACTCCGACGGCAGCATGGACCTCATCGACAACGTCAACACCCCCGACGCGATCAACTTCAACAAAGCCGTCGACACCCTCACCCGCGGCAAACGCTGCTGGATCGTCCGCCGACGCGGCAAGGCCGTATCCGCTCCATTCGCAGCCGGGGACGTGATCTCCATCTACCTCGCGACCATCGGCATAAAAATCCCGGTCGCCCACAGCGCCAACAGCCGCCAGATGAGCACCATCAACTTCAGCGTCGACCCGATCAGCCTCGAGGAATCCGTCACCGTCGTCGACGCCGTATCCTCAACCGGCAGGTAAACCCAACAACCGCACGCCCCGTGCCAGCAGCCATCCGACACGGGACGTCACCCAACCACGCAACGGACGGCAAACCACGAACGGGACGGCAAAAACACATGAACATCACCATCACACGCCCGACGGCGCAACACCGCATCATCACCGACATGCAGGCGCTCGCGGAAAGCGTACGGCTCGGCAACAGGATCCTCGAACTCGACGCCACGACGGATTCAACCGAGGCGGAGGCATCCGAACGCCGCAAGGAGCAGGATGCCGTCCGCGAACGGCTGGACTCGCTGCTGAAAAGTATCGAGCATAGGACGCTCGTGGTCACGCTCCGCGGACTGAACTCCAGCCAGTGGGCGCAGATCACCCTCAAGAACTCCAGGACGGTACATGGACGGGTGGTCAGTGATCTTCCCGCCATCGCCAAGGAGGCCGCGCCGCTCATGCTGGAATCCGCCGGATGGGCCGACGGCAGCGACGTGGAATTCACCGGCGAGGAATTCTCCAGGCTCATCGATTCGATGACCGACAGCCAGGTCAACGCGCTCATGCAGACGGTGCAGGAGCTCAACACGCCGGTGGTCGAAATCCCAAAAGAGTTGACGCGGCTGGCCTAGCGGATCGGCTTGAGCACGCGCCGGTCCTGCTCAACGACCTGCGATGCGCGAGACGTCTCGGCATCAGCCTGAAACGATGGCTCGGATGGGCTCCATCCGACGACGACCCGATCGAATGGGACGAGACCGAACGCGACTGGATGCGCGCCCTCGACCTGTACGAGCGGCTGCACGAATGCCCGTTATGCGGGTTGAGCACCGACCTGTGCCACGACCAAGGCAAGGTGGACAGTCTATTCGCCGGAGCGCAGGTGGAAACCTGCTGGATCACGTTCCAACGTGAACGCGCGATGCGCAAATACGAGGAGTCCGGTACGGTGCTCGCGCCTCACGCGCAGACGGCGAACCTCATACCGAGGAACTAGAGAGGGGAGATGCCGACGATGGCGTTGAACGAGAACATCATGATCCGCCTGTCGGCCGACACCTCCAACTATTCGACGAGGATGGCCGCCGCGAGCACACAGGCGGAGAAGCTCTCCACCGCGTTGGAGAAGCCGGGCAGCAAAAGCCGGATCGCCACGAATCTCATGGCCGGAATGGGCTTGGCCGCCATAGCATTGGGCGTGTCAGCCACGAAGCTGGCCGCCGACTTCGACCAGAGCATGAGCACCATCCAAGCCGATTTGCAGGCGTCGGACGGCGACATGCAGAA